AAGCACTTTATACACAAGCTATAATCCCAAACTATGAACAGTTTTTAGATATTTATACTAGAAATATAGTAAAGGAATACAACGATTTTAACGGTACTGATTACTATATTAGAATAGATTTAAAGTCTATCCAAGAAATAAATCCTAATTATGAAGATAGGGTACAAGACGTACTGTCTTTATACTCTAAAGGGTTAATAAGCAGAGAGAGAGGACGTGAAATGTTGGGTGAATCTGAAAACATTGAAGAAACTCAATTAACACCACTTGAAACTTTAATGAGGTTAGATAGTGGAATGGCAAACACATTCTTTAACAGCTTAACAGAAGAGGAAAAAACTAAACTATTAAAAGATACATTAGGACTATGAAAAAAGAAAAAGTAACTACCAAAGAGGTAAAAGATAAGTTAGATAAAAAGTTAAACGATAAAATTGTAAGAAAATGAATAGTCAAAGAAATTCAGCAATAATAAGATTTAAGAGCCAAAAGGACGGTATTTTAAAACTAAAAAAAAGTATTGGTAAAAGTGCCGATGCTAATTTTAATATTATTCCTAAAGTAATTAAGCCTTTAACAGCTGAAAAAGGAGTATTAAAAGAAGATACAGACGATTTTTTATATCGTTCTATTATTGCTAATACTTATAATTATATGGATAGTCACGATGACGTACACGTAGGTAACACGTTTAAAAAGTCAATTAGTGAGCGTAAAAGTGATTTATTAGATAGTCACATACATACGGTAGGAAGCAGAATAGGTGTTAAACTAGAGAGTAGAGAAGAGATAGTTAATTGGAAGGATGTGGGTTATGATATTCCAGGTAGTACAATTGCTTTAATTGAAGATGTAGAGTTAAGAAAGGAATACAATAAAAATATATTTAATCAGTATAAGGATAATTTAATTACTCAACATAGTGTTGGAATGAAGTATATTCAAATAGCTTATGCAGTTGATGACATTAACGATAAAGAGGGATTTGCAATGTACCAAAAGTATTTACCTATCATTGGAAATAGCAAAGAAGTTGAAGAACAAGGGTATTTTTTCCCTGTTTCAGAAGCTATGTTAGTTGAAACATCAGCAGTTCTACAAGGTAGTAATCCTTTAACGGGTATCTATAACACTAATCAAACTGCTAAAGCTCACGAAATTGAGCAATTAATAAAAAGTTTTGATAATAACGAATTTATTTATAATATTTGTAAAGATATAGTTAACACTTATAAAGTAGAGCCGTCAAATGACACTCCAAAAAGTAAGCCGTTGTATTATATGAGCAGTTTTTAATAACCTAAAAAATGAAATTTGAATTTAAAGTGGGCAAAACTTTTGCCGATTATTTAACACACAAAGGAATAGAGGCTAATGCTTCTGATGAAATTAAGGCACCAGCTTTTGAAGAATACCAAGACGGTATGCAAAAGGCTTTAGAGTTAGCTTTTGAAAGTAAAGCATCTAAAGAAGATATTTTAGAAATTACTTCTGCAATATCTCAATCGGTTGAAAAAAACCAAGCAGTAGTTTTAGAACTTGTAAGAAAACAAGGGGCTGAATTGTTACAAATGAAAAAAGACGGTTTACAATCTTCTGAAAAAGCATTAACTTTAAAAGATGCAGTAAAAGAGAACTTAGGTAAACTTTCAGATTTAGCTAACAAAAAAACAGGAGTTGAATTAACTGTTAAGGCGGTTTCTAATCGTGCTTCTATTGATGGCAATGAGTCTGCTTTTGATTTACCAAGTATTGGGCAATTAGCTACTCAAAACGTAAATATCTTAAATGTTTTCCCAACTCAAACTGTTGGTATCGGTACTCACAGCGGTGAGATTAGATATTACGATTGGGATGAGGAAACAACTGTAAGAGCTGCTGCAATGATTGCTGAGGAAGGAACTTTTCCAGAATCAACAGCAAAGTTTAAAAAGTACGTTATTTCTTTGAAGAAAGTTGGTGATACTTTACCAGTTACAGAAGAGTTTTTCGAAGATGAAAACTTATTTTACAATGAGTTAGAGAGATTCTTAAGGCTTAATGTTGACTTGAAAGTAGCTGACAACATGGTTAACGGTGATGGAACAGGTAATAACTTAACGGGTTTAATTACTTCTTCTACTGCTTATACACCTGTTGCTAGTGGTATTACTGATGCTTCAATCTATGACTTAATTGTTAAGGTTAAAGAAGCTATCACTAAAACTGGAGGTGGTAAATATATGCCTGATGTAGTGTTCATGAACTTACCTACAATTAATAAATACAAATTGAAAAAAGATGCTAACAAAAATTATGTTATGCCTCCTTTTGTATCTGCTGATGGTAAAGTTATTGACGGTATGTTAGTTGTAGAGGTTAACCAAATGGCTGATAATGTTTTAGTAGTTGGAGAGAGAAAATTCGGTACTGTTTACGCAATGAACGGTGTTACTTTTGCACAAGGCGAAGTAGCAAACCAATTTATCGAAGATGAAATGACTTTAAAAGTTAGAAAAAGAGTTTTATTCTTAATTAGAAATTCAGATAAAAACGGATTCTACAAAGTTACGGATATTGATGCTGCATTAACTACGTTAGCAACTACTCCGACATAGTAGTATAAATATTACTATAAATATTAAACCCCTATTTACTTAGTATCTAGGGGTTTTTTAATTAATAAAAATTAAATATGATAGTTTTAAATATAGCGATTTATAAAAGATACAAGTTAACTAAAATAGTTTTAGATTATTATAGATACTTAATGACTAAGTATGATTTACAGATAGTTGTAGCAGGTTCTGAGGGTAATATAAGTGAAGATATAGCAAAAGGGTTGCATTACATTGAAGTTGAAAACGAACCCCTTACAATGAAGTATAATTCAATGATGAAGTATAGTAAGAAATTAAATCCTGATGCAGTTGTTTTGTTAGGTTCTGATGATATTATTTGTGAAAACATAGTTAAATTCTATATTGATTTAGTTAAGAATAAAGAAAGTAATGTAGTTGGGTTTAACGATTTGTATTTTTATTTATCTGAATACGGCACATTGCACCATTATAAAAGTCCTTATCAACATTTTGGAGCAGGGAGGTTCTATCCTAAAAGTGTTTTAGAACTAACTAACTATAACGGTTGGGAGTATCATAAAAACAAAGGTTGTGATGCTGAAAATCAAAGATATTTAGAAAGTTTTAAGGTTAAATTTAGGAGTATTTATTTAAGTGATATAGATGGTTTTATGGTTGATGTTAAAAGTAATTTTAATATAACGAGCAAAAACTTTATATTTGATTTAATAAATGTTAAAATTGATATAATGGAAAAGAAAGTAAGAAAAAGAACGGTTAAGAAAGTTGTTGAATTAGACGAGGTTAAAAAGGAATTACCTATTAAACAAAATGACGGCTTTGTAATGGTTAAAATTACTAATCACCCGTATTTAGTTGAGGGAACAACTTACAAAATGGAGCAGGATAATGCTGATAAGATAGTAGCAAGAAAACAGGGTGTTATATGTTAAAATTAAGGGTTAATAGTGAAAAAAGATATGTGTTTAACAGCTTCTTTGATGTTACTTTGAACCAATTAAAAGAACCTCTAAAATGGTTGTCAAAGCAGGATAAGGAGTTGTTAAATGCTATTTTTCAAGAAGAACCAGAGTTAAACGAAAAAACTATTGATGTAATGATTGCATGGATAATGTTTTTTAGTGATTTTAAAAGGGTGGAGCTTGAAAATATTAGCGTAACTGATGAAACTGATTTAAGTTTAACTACTTTATTTTCTCATTGTGCTTTGTTTATGGCAGAAGCTCCGCATATTTTTGATGTAGATAAGTTTAAGCATAAAGGTATTGAATACAAACTTTTAGAACCTTTAAAAACAATAGACGGTACAAAGGTTCTACCAGGTAATGCTTCTTACAAACAATTTATGTTATCAACTAAAATAGATAACCTAATTAAAAAAGGTTTGTCTGATAGCTACATAGACTGTTTAATTCAATGTTTAGCATTATTTTATACTGATGGTGACGATAGTAACGAGGGAATTAATAAAAGGGTTGAGGAGTTTGGAGAGATACAAGCAATATACGGATATAATGCATGGTTTTTTTTTGTAGTGGTTATAAACAAATACAACGATTTTTTCCAATCTTGTTTAACTCGAAAAATGACCAAGCTACAAGCAAAGGCAATATTAAAAGAAAGGATATTAAAACTTTGCTCGAGAATAACTATTGGGAGGTGGTCAGAAACAAGATTGCAGAAGATGGAGTTTTTAATACTATCAACTTAAACCCTTTGGATAGTGTAGATAATAGTAATTTACTAGAAGTATTACAGTTTTTTAACTTAAAAATAGCATCATTAACAGAAGAATAAATGGCAAAATTAACACTTGATAACTTCATTAAAACTATGAATGTAGTAGCAACAGCCTACAACAAAGTAAATAGTTTTAAATACGATGAGATATGGAATATAAACGGGAATTTAAACGTAGAATTTCCTTGCATTTGGGTACATTGTAACCCCGATTACACAGTAACAACAGTAGGTAATAAATTCACACAGGTAAAAGATAAGTTTGAGTTTAAGGTTGCAATATTTGATGCTTATACAATACAGGAGCAAAAGGCTATTAATGACGATTCAGAGGAGTTTAAAAGTAAGAAACAAGAAGAGTTAATCGTTTACATGAGGCAATATTTAGCAGAGGTTAAAAGGATTTGTTTAGAGGATTACCAAACTGATGTAGTTCTATTAGACGGTTTTGTGGCAGGATTTAACAAACACAATCAAAAGTTAGCTGAACACTTCCAAAAAATTCAAGTACAAATAGTAAACAATTGTGATTTAGGTACTTTTACTTATGTATGATAAGCGGTTAAATATAATAGGGGCGTTTATTACAGACCAAATAAAAGCAGAATTAAAAGCACAAGGTCACGTAAATACTGGAGAGCTTTATAACTCTATAAAACACGAGGTTAAGCAAACATCAACAGGTTATGAGTTGAATATTTACGCTAATGATTACGCTAAATATATGGAAAATGGATTTGGCAAAGGAAAGTGGGTTAGTGTTTACGCTTTAGAGGAATGGGTTGAACAAAAAGGAATAGCAACGGGCGAAAAGGAAATAAAGAGTGTAGCTTTTGCAATTCGTAGAGCAATTTATAACGAGGGGTCACCAACTAAGGGAGCTTTTGCGTTTTCGTCTAATGGCAGACGTAAAGACTTTGTAAGTTATACAATGGAAGTAATTAATAAAGATATTGAAGAGAGATTATTTGATATATTTACTGACGATTTCACAACTAAATTAAGTAATTTTATTACATACGCAAACAATCAAGAATAATGGCACTAACAAGGGAATTTTTAGGGATACCAAGCACAAATGAAAAGTACTTATTAAAGGCTACTACTGACGATGTAAATGTTACAAGTGTAATACTGACAATTAGTGTTGATGGTGTTGACGTGTTTAGCATTGAGCATTTGCCAGACATCGGAACAAGTGATGAATTTAGTTTTAATATATCTGAAATAATTAAGGAATATTACGAAACATCTTTTTTTGATTTATCACTTGACGAATTAACTGCAGAAAGTTTTAATACTAAAAGGATTGTAGCAGTTACTGAGGAGGTTATTGGATTAGTTCCAGTTGGAGTTGGTTATAATGATAATATTTTTATAGATAAAATCTATATTGAGTTATTAAAAGAGAGTGCTTTTAACTTTACTACTTATAATGTTGGAGATTCTGGAAGCAGTACAAGAAAGTTTTTAAGTAATTCACCAAGTCCACAAGAGTTAAAAGATGGAGAAAGTTTATTTTTAGCCATTAAAGACTTTAGTATAGATGGTAGTAATTTAGCAAAGCAGGAAGTAATAGTTGAGCGTTATAATAGTTCAGATGTATTATTAAGCACTATAACAGTAGATTTAACAGTTAAAGAGTTTACACCGTCTTTTTTTAAAGGTTTTAATAATTATTTTAGAGTTGAAATGCCTACGGGTGTTAGTTACTTACTTGTTTACGTTAAAGATGTAGCAGGAGCAACCAAAAGAAGTGAAGTAAGAAGAATTAATTATAATTGTAGTGAGGGCGTTAGAGTGCATTGGATTAATGAATTTAATTGCCAAGATAGTTATACATTTAAAGGTAGGATTGTGAAGGGTATTACGACAAATTCAAAGGCTTATCAAAAAGTCAGAGCAGTTGCACCTACTACGGTTGACGTTGGCAATTTAATTTATTCTAATGATATAGCGAACGAGTGGGAAATTTGGACAAACACAATCAGTCCAAGTGATTTTGAATGGTTAAAATCTATGTTTTATAGCAAACGAATAGCTTTAGAGATTGATGGTAATTATTACCCTATCATATTAAGCGAAAATGATTTTGTTTATAATGATGACTTTGATAGTTTAACTCAGTTTAGTATTCCTTTCACCTTTGCTAACATTAAAAATAATAGGATATAATGCAGGAAATAACTATAAGACTTTACGATAATTCTGTTTATTTAGGTGTTTTAGAGCTTTCAGAATTTAGCGACTTTGGATTAAAGATAACTAAATCAATTAGCGATTTATCTGATTTATCAAAGCGTAACACTTCTTATTCTTTGGATTTTGATATTCCTAACACTCCTAATAATAATAAGGTATTAGCTAATGTTAAGAATATTAATAAATATGATAATGAAGTAAAGAAATTACAAGCTAGGATTTACGTAAATGAAAACTTTGTTGATGGTGGTGTTTTATTACCTACTAAATCAAAGCATAACAACGATTTTACAGCAGTTTTTTATGGAGGGAATAAAGATTGGGTTGATGCAATAGCAGATATTAACATACGTGATTTAGATTTTGATTTAACCCAATTTAGTGGAGGTGTTGAAACTTTTGGAAGTAGTAGAATAGGAGTTGTGAACAGTGGTTGGAGTGGTACGAATGATATCCACTATCCTTATATGGACAGAAATAATACGGGGTTAACAGAGGATTTAAGACCCGTTATTTTTGCTTATAACTTTTTTCAATATGCTTTTGCTAAAATTGGCTACACTATTGATTCAGATTTTTTTGAAACCGAGTTTTTTAAGGGAACTGAATTAGGAGAGTATAAAGGATTGATTATTGACCCTGCTTTTAATTTTACTGTTGACCAAGACGAAATAGTTTTAACTCAATCGGCTTATGGAACTACTTTAATAGATGAAGATTTAAACGCTGGTTCTTGGACTGATGGATTGTATTTAGGTGGTTCAGCAAGTCAAGAGGCTTTATTATGGCGAAGCAGATTTAACACTTTATGGAATGACGAGATAAGCGACAATAGTAATCTTTTTACAACTGCATCAAGTACTTATACGGCTAGTTCTACGGGTGTTTATACGGTTACTTTCAACCCTAAAGACGCTAGGTTATATGTTTACATTCCCGAATCTAGTAGCGGTGCATATTGGTCTAGATTTTTTCCAGATACTATAAATCAAAATAGTTTTTTTGGACAAGTAGAAGTTATTTTAGTTAAAAATAATACTTCTAGTACTGTTATAGATGGTGTTGTATTAGATAGTATAATAACAAATGTAGCTGGTGACTTATCAACCCCAGTAGATTTAGAAGCTGGTTTAGACTCAGGAGATGAGTTAAGTATTTGGTTTCAATTCATTGA